CGCCGCCGGCAAACTGGCTCAAGCGCTGGGCGACGACTGAGGCCAGTAACGCTCGAGCAGGAAGCGGCGGCCACCCCGAAAACCGAGGCGACCGCCACTTGCCAGATCCCGACTGATCAACTTGGCAGACGCTCATCCTTGCGGCGACGTCCAAAGACAATCAGGACTTTGAAGTAGCCCCGAATGTTCGGCACCAGGAACCCAAGATAGCGGCTGCAAAGACCCACAAGTTTAGTCATGCGCGTACTCTCCTCGCTTGGTCACACAGTGACCCATGCCTAAGTGAAACGGTGAAAGCGAACACGTTTTGCGAAATGCGAGGAAGGTAGGACGGTGGGTTGTCAAACCACGTCGTGCCAACTCGCATACAAGAGTGGGACTTGGGCTATTAGAATACAAGAACTTTTTGTAGAAGAAATGAAGCACTTTTTACAAGTAGATGACAGCACAATATTTGCGGCTGCAAGACTCCGGCAATGCTCAAAGAGCACGCGTTACCTCGCTGTCGCCATGCATTAGAATACCTATTGGTTGTCAAACCACGTCGTGCTTCGGCATGATACGAAGGGTGAACCTTACGGTTTCACCCTTTTTTTATAGGGTTCGCGAGCGCGCACAACTCACACAGCCCCATCATCGCCCAATCCGATTCGGGCAAATCATTTCTTTGCAAACGGGTCGGCTCGAGGGCGTCCCCTGCTCTGCCGCCCAGTGCGGCGCGTACTCCGAGTAGTCCCACAGTCGATTGACGAGGTTCCGCTCGAAGTTGGGGTTTTGACTTCATCGACCGAAGAAATCGACCAGCGATTTCAACAGGCCGATGGCAGCAGTCAAAGTCGCCAGCAGGGCCGCGATCGTGTTGGGATTTTTGCGCTGTTGTTCGACTTCTTTGTTTTTAGGTGCTACTTTTCCCATAGGTTTCCTTTCATTGGTGCCAATCCAAAGCAGGGGAACTGGCCCGAGCTCATGACTCGGGCTCTTTTATGCGCGCACGGCGATTCCCCGTGGCCGCACACGAGCGCGAGCACGCTCTGAAGAAAGCCTAGTCCAGAAGAGAGCCGTTCCAGGTCAGGTTGCCCGATTTTCTTGGTTTCCGGCGAGCCAAGCCGGGAGACGTGCGGCCTGCCCCCTACTCTTCCGCCGGCTGCGGCTGACCGTTGCCGACGACAACCTGGATATCGACCGGCAACTCGCGGTCTAGAATCCGGGTCACTAGCTTGCTGTTATCGATGCGCTGGCGGACCGCCTCGAGCTCGAGCCGACGAAAAACGCTGTCGGGAATCTTGAGGTTCCGACCCTTTCCCTTCTCCGTGATGATGCGACGGCGCGGGCGACGTCCCCGTGATTTGCTGGCATCGTCCCCCTGCTCTTCCGCATCCTCACGCGGCATTCCCACGTCCCGGACGACGTTTCCGAGTAGACCCCTTTGATTTGCCACGGCTCAATATCTCCCCGACAAGTTCCGAGTAGGCTTTCCCGGCTGGCGAGTCGGGAGCCCATTCCATGATGGACCGATAGTTCGCGTGCGCTTCCTCGACGGCGGCTGAAACCGGGACGACTGCCCGATACACCAGACTGCCGAACGCCTCGCGGAGCTGGTGCTCGAGGTCAGTCGCCACTTTGGTCTTGCTGGCTCTCGTCAGGAGCAAGCCCGCGATGGCTAAATCCGGATGCTCGAGATGGTGCCGAACCCTCGAGACCGTCTCTTGAAGCCGCCCCAGGCCCGCGACGGCGAACAAGCCCGGATCGATCGGCACCAATAGCTCAGAGACCGCCGACAGGATGTTGACCGTCAGTAGGCTCAACTGCGGCGGCGCATCCACGATGCACGCACCGTAGGAATCCTCGACAGACCGAAGCGCCACCCGAAGCCGATGTTCTCGCCCAAGTTCGTTAGCCAGCACGACCGTCAAATCCGCCAGTCGCGCGTCGGCGGGCAAGAGGTCAAGCCGGTCGATGCGGGTCGGCACAATCGCGTCTCGCGCCGTGGCATCACCCAGCATGACGTCGGTTAACGTGTCCCCTTCCGGGACCTGGCCGCCCGTCATGATGAGTGTGGCGTTCGCTTGCGGGTCGGCATCGACCAACAGCACACGTTGCCGTTTCGGCAGTCGCTTCGCGAGGTCAACCGCGACCGCCAACGCAGAGCTTGTCTTACCGCTTCCGCCCTTCCAATTCAGGCACGCTATGGTTCGCATCCCGCGACCCTCCCGATTCAGAATCGGCGAGCGGTACCGCGCGACTTGAGTATCGGCGTTCGTTGGTGCTGGCCGACCCTGGTACTCGAGGATGCCGATACCGCCGTTTCACGGTACCGAGGGAGCGAGGTTTCCCGCTCGGTCGGCACCCCGGCACGCGGCAACCTCGATACCCCGAAACTCGCCTACATGGGTCGCAACATGCCGCGGTATCGAACGACGCTGGCATCCTGGTGGCGCGCGACCGATGCACCGCGAAACCACCATACGCTGATACCTCGCGACATCGGCACCACGGCATCAGGAAACCGATGAACCGAGGGACCACGCGACATCGCTACTGGTGTTTCCGGGTATCTCGGTACGTGGGTACCGACGTGGCGCGGTACCAACCGGAAGGGGTTGGCAGTTCACGGAGCAAACCCCCTGTTTTTGAAGCGAATCGCGAGCACGCGAGAGGGGTTCGACGTCGGGGCAGGGGAGGGGGCAGCCCTGTTCACTTGCCGTGTCGGTTGTACGGCGACCTGTTGATCGGCTTCAGCGAGACGCCGAGCTCTTTCGCCTTGGATGAAACAGCTTCCTTTGTGCGCCCCAACTCATTGGCAATGATGCCAGTCGGCCGAGTCGTCGCCATCTTCTTGAGCATTTTGACATCGTCTTTCGACCAAGGTTTCCCAGCATTGGAGGGTTTCTTTGCCATGGCCCGTTCTCCGAGAGTGTTAGCGTTGACTGAAAAAGAGGCCGACGACATCCTCGAAGCCGTGAATCACTTCGGCGGTCAAGTTCCAGACGACCGCGCGTTCACGCTCGAGGAGCGACGACTTTATAACCGCGCCAGTTCACTGCTGAAGCGACGCAATTTGCCGATCGCCGCGCCCGCCGGAACGAAGTAGCGTCACCTCGACGTCCCCATTGACCCACGCGAGCGACAGCATACCGTTGGTCAGACGAAGCGCAAAGAATCTACCGATTCTGGACCAACGGCACCCACGCGATGGTAAAACTTTCTACCCATTCGGGCATCGGCTGCGAGCTACGGCAACACCGACGATCGCGACGCCTCACCCAGACGGAATTGGCGGAGCAAGCCAGACTGTCGACCAAAACGGTTCGGTTGCTCGAAAGCACGCGCGGCACACTGGCATCATGGGATGCGACCCTCGCGACGCTTGGGCTTAGCGTCATAGGTCGGAATCTCCCGGCAGGTGATTCGCTTGGATCCAGCGTGGCGACGCTTCGCCGCAACCGTGGCATCAGCCAACGGCAGCCAGCCGAGCTGGTGGGCGTGACGCCCCCCACGATACTTGCCATCGAACGGCATCGGCGCGGACGGCTCGAAACCTTGGCCCGGATCCTCGCACGGCTTGGGGCTGGCGCGTACCTTGCTCCGGCAGGGGAGCGCAGGGCGTTCTACAGCCACGCGGGCAACGCGGATGTGTATTTCCTGAAGGGCAGACTGCGGTTCGGCCGCACTACCCAAAGCGCACCGTTTCCTTCCGCCATCGTGGTGTGGGGGGCAGACCCCGAGGCGCTTGCCAGGATGGACGCCGCTTTCCCGGATGCTTGGCGGATGAAACCGTAGGGCAGGGGGCGCCCGAGGGACGCCCTCGCCCGCCGCAACGGCAATTCACCAGCGCAAGGCGATGTCGTTCGAGTCGTCGTTCTGGTATCGGTAGAGACCCTTGAGGAACGACTCGCGCCTACGGGTCGGAACTAATGCCAGGCACCGAGGGACCCAGCGATCGAGCCACGCAATCGTCGCTTGGTTGTCCTCTGTTTCGACCGCACTGGCAAGCTGCTCGAGCAGTTTGTACCAGGCATCCTCTTCGACGTCGAACGGCGCAAGGTCCGACAGATGGCTTGCCAGCGTGTAGCCAGCATCTTGATAGCCGTTGGTCCCGCCAGCGCTGGCGGATCGGCAGACACCGCAAAAGAACGACGGACAAGCGCCGTAACCTTTGGGTTTCTTAGGTGGGTACTGCATGGTGGGCATCTCCAAACAGGCGTTTGAGTAAGTTGCGTTCGGTACGACCGCGCCTTACCGTGCCTAGCCATGCCTCGCCCTACCATGTAGAAGCCCAATCTATCAGTCGTCTCGACCTGTTTTCAAGTCTGCTTTCAAGAGTCATGATGGTAATAGCTGAGACCGCTTGAAACAGAGGTTCCGATAATTCTGTCTGTTCCCGTTGAGCTATCGCGTTCTGTTATAGCTTGTCTTGACTTATCGCGTTTTGCTATTACACTTGAGTGCGTCAAAGGAATGGCAGGTGCATAGTGTGGGTTATTTCCAGGCACATACTCGTTGAGTTCTGGGAGTCAAGAAAGAGCGATTCCCGGACTGCTCGAAAGTACATGGAAGCCTGGTACTTGATAGCCAAACACGCCGACTGGAAGGATTTCGGGTCGCTCAAGCAGACTTTTGGTACGGCTGACACGGTTGGCAATTGCGTCGTGTTCGATGTCGGCAATAACCGTTACCGGGTCATCGGGCGGGCGTTCTACAATTCCCACAAACTGTACATCCTCGCGGTAATGGACCACGAAGAATACGACAAAAAGCTTTGGATCGATGGTTGTAATTGCCACAAGCCACAGCCAAAAACCAAGCCAGAACACAAAAAACAACGTTCCCGAGCGTGAGAGAAGAGAGGACAACCATGGCTGTTAAGACCGCTGCGCCGGCAGCAACCTCCAGCTACATCGCACTGGTAAAGAAGTTTCCTCTCGTTTGCATCAGGGACGGCAAGCACCTCAAGGCAGCCACAGAGGTAATTCACCGGCTGCTGCAAGAGGAACTGGACCACGGGGCACAGGACTATCTCGATACCCTGACCTCGCTGGTAATCGCCTACGAGGACGAACACGTCCCAATTGGGGACGCTTCGGACGTTGACGTGTTGCGCGAACTTATGACGGCGAATGGGCTCAGTCAGAACGAGCTTGCCAAAAAAGTGCGGATAGCACAGTCAACGATATCCGACATCCTGAAAGGTCGCCGCAAACTCAACAGGGACCAAATCGTTAAGCTTGCGGAATTCTTTAACATCTCGCCGGCTGCGTTTTTGCCGAAACGGTCAACCACGGGGTCTTGGTCGTCAGGTGGCACGGCAACGGGTGGCGCAGTGGGGCATAAAATCGCCGCGGCAGGGCATGCGTGAGATAACAAACGGCCGGCGCCATCCAGGCCCGGCCGTTTCTACGTCCAGCTAGGGCAGGGCGTCAGTTCAACCGCGCGTCCATCGCCCACACCCGCCGTGGAACGCCCGCGTCATCCTCGATGAGATAGACCGGCACCTTGGCTTTCAGGGCTTGGCGAACGCAATCCTTGGTGCCTTTGGAAGCCGCGAGGTCCTGATGGAACGCCACGCATAGGTCGATGCCGCTCTGGACCATCTCGGCGTTCCGCTGCGGCCCGGCAATCTTGCCCGCCGTCCAATTGGCCGCGTGCGGTTCGGCATCAACGCCGAGCTCCCGGCACGCCGCGGCGAATGCCTCATCAACGCCGCACGCTCCGCCGTGGACGATCGTGATTTTGCCGTACCGTTTGACCATCCGGCGCACGATCGCGACCGCGAGGTCATTGCATCGCCAATAGCGCGAGCCCGTTACCAAAATGCGGATCATTACGGGACGCATGTCCACTATAGTAGCGAGCTGGTGGACGGCACGCTAGAGGGGAGGGCAGGGCGACCGAGACGAGCTCCCGGCCGCCCCGATGCAGCATCACCACGAGACGTGGATATGGCCGACGTTGACGACAACGCCGCCGGCTATCGCGGCTAATGCCACGATGGCAGCAGCAACAATCCAGTATGGCCACGGGATACCGACCCGGCGCCACCAGGGCGACGCGACACGCCGTGGTCGTGGCGTTGCCCGTCGGGAGTGACGGGCTGGAGGTCGTTGTTGACGACGCTCCGGCAGCTTAATAGACTGAGCCAAGGATATCTCCTATAACGCGGGGGTTATTCTCAGGGGCGCGAGGTGTACTAGACCTCTCGCCCTTTTTTTCGCGCGACACGCACTGTGCGAATCACGCGGAGAAGCAATTACCGATACCACACCGAGCATAAAAACTGAAGATGTACGATCGCCTACCATTTCGGGGTGGTTGTCGCCAGTGGACGGTTGTTTTCAGTCTCCAGACATATCAAGGATAACCCTGTGCACTAATATGACGCATTTTACATACGCCGATGCGTAGTGATCATCTTAGCGACGTAACGGACGCTCCGCAAGTCCACCACGCGCGCCTTCCCACAAGGAAGCCGTCGCGACGGCGGGCAAAGCGGCGACAGCCGCAGGCCCGACCGAATTGGCCGTCACGAAAACCGTGTTGGTGTTCGGTTCTTCAGCCATCCTTGTTATAGGCCCGGATCCCGATAACGTAAGCGCCGTCTGTCAGGCCGGTATTGCCGTTCAAGGCATCGCCGCCCGCGACCACCTCGACCATCACGGCCGTGATAGTAAAGGCCGGCGACCGCGATAATGACGCGCCCAGGCCCGGCCGTTTCCACGTCCCGTGATGGCAGAGGGGCGAGCTCACCCGAGTTATAGCCCGCTAGGCCGACAGTGCCGTTCAGGGCACCACCGCCCGCGACCACCTCGAGCATCACGGCCGCGATCGTCGCCATCGGCATCGTGGCTGTCTTGTTTCTGGCCCATTCCAGGGGGGGTTGATGTTGCGGGGAAGGGCGCTACGATACCGCCGATGCCAATGCGCCCAACTGAGCGATTGCACGCTTTGTGCGCGACGCATTGCTTTATAAACATTGATGTTGCGCTGGGAATTCTTGAAGTGGATTGCAGGTTTCCCCAGCGTATTCGGTTAAGAATAGAGGACCATGTCTCGCTCCAAGGAAGACGCGCCAGCAGGCACCCGCCAGCATCCTCTCCGCGTCCAGCAGAACAAAGCTAGTTTCCGGGGTGGTGGTCGTCGCGGTCGCGGTCAAGGAACGCGGCTTGCCAGGCGACGCCACGGCAAAGAATGCATCCCAATGGATGCCGCCGCATCATTCGGCTACAGATTCCCATCCGATCCGGCGACGCCCGCCCAACAGCGCGAATGGCAGAAAATCATCTCCGGATACGTGCGCCGAATCGCGTTGAAGCAACATCAAGAGTTCAATGTCGCTACCCTCGCGAGCGCTATTGGACTTCAGCCGAGACAAACACAGACGTTGTTGAAGGAAGTCCAGGACCCCGGACGAGACGACGAGACGCTCGAGCTCGCCAAGGAAATCCTGCACGGGATGCTGACGGGCAAAATTGCTGGCGTTCTCGGCACTGAACACAACGACGAAACTCGTGCCGTTTTCAAGCTGGTTCGATTGGCTTGCGGCGCAGACGTCGGACCGGAAGACGCCCGAGAATTCTCGATTCTGATGAGTGCTTTTAACGTTGATTACGAACCTTGGAAATTGGAGCGTCAGCCGTGGCACTACAAATTGAACGGCGAACCGCGAGCGCGGAAATCACGCGGCACTGGTTCCAAGCAAACCGGGTAGCGAGACGGTCACGCAAGTTTCCCGTTGTCGCGCTGCCGCTAAAGGGCGCGATGGGCAACCTGCTCGTTATCCATGAAATTGACTTCGCGACCGTGGCGGATAACTACGCCGAGCTTGCGTCGCTCTTGGTCGCGACCGGTTGAAGTCCAGGTGCCATTTTCTTTGTATCGTTTGCGCGTTACCATCCTCGACAGCGTTTGATGGACCGCCGCGCATGGAAAGGGCTCGCGTTGCTGTAACAACACGAGCCCGTATCTGCGGAGGCAGTAGGTTTGTGTTGTCAATGTACGGGCTCATCCAAACCGGGTCAACCCCGGTGCGCGCGGATTCTCCGCGTCACATCGCACCAATCAAGATATGGGGGGTCAACTGAATGACCCCCAAGACGAAATCCAACGGCAGGCTGAATGGTCATGCCAACGGGCACGTCAACGGTCACACCAACGGCGAGCCCAAGTCAAAGCCTAAACCCAAGCCGAAGAACGGCAAGCCGGGCGACACTGTTCTAGTAAACGCCCATTTCGGCGAGACGGACGCACTACGCGCCCGCGGCTTACTGTGCCTCGACTTCTATACCGAGTCTGGTCACATCGAGTCGTTCGTCGCAAACCGTCATGTCTTAGTTACCCATCGCGACGATTCCAGGGTGCAAGCTGGTTTTGCGGCAACCTCGCTAAACAAGCACGCCGCACTCAGCATCTCGCTCGTATCACTCGAGGGGCTCGAGCTAGACGACCTGGACGGCGCCGACGCCATCCTCGACGCACTGAAGGCGCGGGCGATTAAGCCCGGGCGCGACCCAGGGCTCGACAGGCCCACGATTGAAGTGACGGTGGAACGCCACGAGGTAGTGGAGAAGACCATCGACGCGCTTGCGTCTGACCCAGAACTGTTCGCACGAGGTCAGTCGCTTGGCGTCGTCATTCGGGAAGCGACCAGCAAGGCAAAATTGCCGGGTGGTGTCGAGCTGACGAACGCCGAAGGGACCGCTCGTTTTTCGGCGCTGTCAGAATCGAACTTAAGCTGTCACCTTACGAGGTCCGCGACTTTTGTTGAGTGGCGTAAGGACCGGTCGGGCGAGGATGCCCCGAGCATGCTCCATCCGCCGGATTGGCTCATCAAAGCCATTGCGACCCGCGGGCACTGGCCGAACCTCCGGCAACTCGTTTCCATCACGGTAGCGCCGTTCGTTCGCGAGGATGGTTCCCTGTTGGCTGAAGGCTACGATGGTGCGACCGGCACGCTTTACCGACCCACGCACGAAGAAATCGTGCTCCCCGACCGTCCGACCCAAGCCGATGCCCGAGAGGCTGGAAACCGGCTCTACGCTGTCGTCCACCAATTCCCCTTCGAGAGCGGCTTTGACTTCTCCGTCTGGTTTGCCGCACTTCTGACGGGCATTCAGCGACCCTTGATAGCTGGTCCGACTCCCGGCTTTGCCTTCATCGGCAACAAAGCAGGCTGCGGCAAAGGTCTACTTATCGACGTTGTTGGAATCGTCGTATGGGGCTTTCCGGTTGGAACGCGAAGTTACCCCTTCGACCCGAGGGAGGGTGAGAAGACCAAACTTGCTCTCGCCCTGGCGGGCGTTCCAGTCGTCCACTTCGATAATCTGCCGGAAGGTGGCGGCTACGGTGGAACCGTCATCGATTCATGCCTGACGTCGATTTATGCCGAAGGGAGAATTCTTGGTAAAAGTCGGGACTCCGGACCCACGCCGTTGCGGCCCGTCTGGTTCCTTAGCGGCAACAACGTCCATCCCTTCAAGGACGCCTATCGACGTTGGCTCCCATGCAACCTCGTGACGACGGTCGAGAACCCGCACGAGCGCGGCGATATCACCGAGAAAGACCTACGGGCTTATGTCCGGTTGCACCGGGTCGAACTGTTGCGCGATGCCCTGACGATTCTGAAAGCTCACGCGCTCGCGGGACGACCAACCGGCGATTGGGCTCCGCTTGGCAGTTACGAGGAGTGGGACCGCATCATCCGTGGCGCCGTCTGGTTCGCCAGCAAGAACGACTGTTTGACGACGCAGCGCAAAGCCACCGTCGAATCTCCAGAACGGCAAGAACGGCTCGCGTTGCTTGAAGGATGGGCTGAGCTGCCGGAGGGCACTGGGAAGGGGCACACGGCAGACGAAGCCATTGAGATGGCGACGGGCGACCCCAAGAAGTACGGGACCCTGAATGCCGCGTTGATGCGCCTGTCGCGTGACAACAAACCGCCGACACGAAAGCAGGTTGGACGCGCCCTGTTGGGGCTTTATCGGATGCCGGTCGGCAACATGCGAATCGAGAAAAATGGCGAAACCCGCGACCATGCAACGATTTGGCGTATCGCTACGCTCTGACGCCGAGCACCAGAACGGTGCGAGGTTTGCGAGCTTTGCGAGGTTTGCCGGTAACACCCCCGCGTGGCGCACGAGTCTATTGCCTACACCATCATGTGTGTAGGTGTATGTAAAGTCTATTAGAATTGAGTAGAATCAAACCTCGCATACCTCGCAAACCTCGCAACGGATCCGCGCCGCGTTCTGACGGGCGATTGACTGAACCCATGGCCCAGAGCTCGAGCAATCGATGAAGCAAACCTAATATCAATTCCCCAGGATACTGCGATGATGCAGCCTATCGACCTACGCCACCTCGCTGATGAGCGTGGCTATCGGGTCACACTCGACCCTTCTAGCAAAATCGACCGCTCTTACAGCGAGCGCCCTTGGCTTGTCAGGATTCCCGGCAAACATGGTTTTGTTTCACCGCACAGCGAAACGCACCTTGACGTCTGGTGCGACGCCCGCCGGCTGTTCGACACACTGCTGCGGATTCCCGGCACCAGGATTGCCCAAAAGGGCGACGCTGAAATCCGGGTCATCTTCGGACCGAACCGCCTCGACGAAGTGTGTGAGGTCATTCGAGCCCGGAAGAAACGGACCCTGACCCCCGAGCAACGTCACGAGCTGGTGGCGGCTGGTGCGAAGCACCGCTTCCAATCCGGAGCGTGAGTTCATGGGGCTAAATGGCGGTTTTGCGGGTCGATTTCTTGTCCGCGGGCACCCGGTCGATAGAAACACCGACCCGCCGACCTGATGCGGATCTACCGCTAGAGCGCCGTTCGCTCTGAACACTACCGCGACCCACGTAGGGCTCGCGTTCTGCATTTCACTCTTACTTCAAGAAAGACTGAGCAACGAATGCCCATTACCCCCGGCACCACCGTCGAAATCCCCGTTGCCGAGCTCGCGAAATTGAATGAAGCCGCGGCCAGACTCGCCCAGACCGAAGCCTCGATTGCGGCTGAGCGTCAAGCGGTCGAGGCGCGCGAACTTATTCGCAAAGGCGAACATGAGCAACTGATCCGTTCGCAGCAGCGAGCTGTCGAAGAAGCCTCAAGCCGCGCGGCGACATTTGCGGCGCAGAGTGCGTTGGCAACCGCGTTGGCATCGCAATCGCTCGTTCCCGGCGGAGCGGCCCAATTGGCGGAGCTGTTGAAAGGCAAGGTGGTGGCGGATCCGGCCGGCGCCGCCGGTTTCACGGTCCGGTCGCTCGATTACAGGGATGTCAATACGTTCGTTCAAGCTGAGCTGTCCAAGCCGGAATACCAGCATTTCCGAGCCGATCGGCAAGCCGCCGCACCGGCGAAGCCCGCGGCCCCCGTCCACCCCGCGGCGGTACAGCCTAGCCCGGCAGGAACCGCGCCCGATGCTCCAGCCGATCAGCCCCGAAATCTCGGCGAGGCGCTTGTCCGCCAGCACCGAGACACCCGCGAGCGATCGCTTCCGGCTGGACACCTGGCAGCGCAGGGCGGGTTCAAACCGCCCCGTGGCGGGTTATTCAGTCGGTAACGGAGGTCTGACCAATGCGACGTCCAACCGGACCGCCGAAACGGTTCATGACGATTCAAGAGGCCGCCGACTTTCTGGACACCGAGCCTGATGTCGTTCAAAGATTTGTCGGCGCCCCGCTAACGCCCTACGAGCGATTCAACCAGACTCGGCTCTACCGCGAAGAACTGGTTTCGTTCCGTCGGGTTCTTCATTCCGAGTGCGACGACGCCCGACCAGTGCACCGTTCTTTTGAAGATTAACCGGAGAATCCCCCTTTGCCCCTCTACCGAGCGTTTGAGACCCTTAACCAGCCGATTCCACAGCCGGAACCCGAGAAGCCGCTCGATACCGCCGGCAGCGGCTTTCAGCTATTGGCGGACTGCCGAGAGGTAGACCGTCGCCCGGACCCCAGCGATCCAGCCAAGACAATCAAGACCATGGCAGCCATTGCCAGGCTGACGGACGGCCGCATCGTTGCGAGATCGGAATCCGGCGGAGCTGGTAACTTGCCAGTGTTCGCCTATGGCCCGTTCGACGTTGCGACCGGTCTTGCATCGTTGGCGCCCACGCCCGACGTGCCGGGCAAGTTCCTTCAGATGCAATCGACCATCAGGCAAACCCCCTTCCGCACGGTCCAGCTTAACGAGCGGCTTGCCGACTGCGAGCAGGCGCGGTTCGCTGCCATGTGGCCACAGGTCGCCTCGCAATTGGGCGTGGCGCCGCCATCCGCCATCGTGCCCGCCTTCCCGGTTGGCCCTGGCTGCATCTTCTCCCCCGAAGGCAACATCGATTTTTTGCCTTTTTATGAGAGGCATGCGATTGGGGACCATGGAAGGTTCGGCAACGACGCTGTAGACGGACCACAGGAACCGTTGAACGCAGACGAGCGGTTCATGGTGCAGACCTTGCCCGTTAGTCGGCAGAATTTTTTGGCCAAATCCGTTCGCCGAGGCGTGGTCCGTTCCTCGTTTAACTACCCCTGCATTTCTTTATTGACCACCGTCGAAATCTGGACATTTCTTGGGCTAGATGGGGCGGCGGCGCAAACGATCGGGTTCACGAATGACCATTGACGACAAGAGACCAAACGATGCCCCAGAACGACGACACAAACCGCACGCCAGAAAAAGAGACCGAGCGGCCCCGCACGGCGAAATGGCGCAAAATCTTCCTGGCGGAGTTGGCCAAGACGCCGAATGTTCTATTGGCGTGTCTCAAGGCTGGTATCGGTCGATCAGCCGCATATGCCCACCGGCGAAAGTACCCAAAGTTCGCCGAGCGCTGGGACGACGCGATTGATGATGGCGTTGACTGCATGATTGACGAAGCGATGCGCCGCGCCGTCAAAGGCACCAAGCGCGGCGTATGGCATCAGGGCAAGCGCGTGGGGGTAGAGCGCGAATACTCCGACACGCTGTTGATTTTCCTGCTGAAAGCCCACCGTCCCGAGATGTTCCGCGACCACTACGACGTGGCGAAGGTTGCCGATGCTGCTGGCAAGCGATAGGGCGTTCCGCCATCTTCCGACCGCGGCCCATCGGATGATACGACGGACCGCGACGGACGCCAACGACGAAGGCGCGCGTTATCGATGGTACGACGTTAGTTGTCCGTGCGGCCGTCCGCTAGGGGAATGCCGCGACCATCCGCGGGCTCGCGATACCCAACGGCCGCCCGATGGCGATTGGCGCTGCTGGTTGCTGATGGCCGGGAGAGCGCACGGCAAGACCAGGACCGGCGCCGAGTGGGTTTTGAGCTTGGTCGAAAGCGGTCAAGCGCGACGCATCGCGTTGGTAGCACCGACGGCATTCGATGCACGCACCGTAATGGTGGAAGGCGAGAGCGGCATTCTGGCGTGCGCCCCGCCGTGGAATCGCCCGCGGTATGAGCCAAGCCGATGCCAATTAGTCTGGCCCAACGGCGCCGTCGCCACCACGTATTCGGCAGACTGCCCGGAGCGACTGCGGGGACCGCAGAGTGACGCAGCCTGGATTGATGAGGTTGGGTCGTGGCGCCGTCCTGACGCGTACAACAACCTGATGTTGGGCTTGCGGCTTGGTCAGAACCCACGGTTATGTGCTACCACAACGCCGCGCGCGACCGAGCTGGTGAAGCGCCTGATTGAAAGCCCCGACACCGCGACGGTGCGCGGGACCACGTTCCAAAACTCTACCAATCTGGCCCCGCAGTTTATCGACCAGATCACGGCGCGATTTCTTGGCACCAGATTAGGCCGGCAAGAACTGTTCGGCGAGTTGCTGGAAATCATCGATGGGCAATGGTTCGCCACGTTCGACCCAGCGAAGCACGTCAAGCCGCACGCCATCTTTCACCCAGCGTATGGCGTGAACCTCGCGATAGACGCGGGCACGTCGCGCCACACCGCGGCAGTGTGGTTTCAACTGCACCCGCTCGACCATTACCGCACTCGCGTTGTGGTGATTGGCGACTTCCATTGCGAGGGACCCTACGCCGCGCAAGCCGCCGCCCTGATCGACCAGAAAGCCCAGGAGCTGCCGCACCGTGGCAAGCATGAGCGTGTTCGGCTGGATCCAGCGGCGAGCGCCAGGACCGGAATCGGCCCCGCGGCGTTCGGCGAGTACGAAAACCGGTTCGGCCACCGCATCACGGCTAAGTGGCCGTTGCATGGCGTGGTTGACGGGCTCGACCAGATCGAGACGTTGCTGGATACCGACTGCCTTTGGATTAACCCCGGCTGTCAGCACGTCATCTCGGCGTTCAATAACTTCGCCCGAGAGGAGCGCGCGGGCGAATTCCTCGACTGTCCCAAGGGCTTACAGCATCCCCACGAAGACGTCATGGACGCCTTGCGCGGCGGCATCCGCGATGCCATGCCGGAGGGTAGGAAAGAAGCGCCGCAATTCAGGACCATCAACGCCAGCAAACTCTTCTGAGGACCCAATGTCTTTCGACGTCGACACCGAACAATTCGTCATTACCCCCCAGCAACGTCAGGCAATCATCGCGCGGCTATTCGCCATCGCCTTGAGCGAATCCAGCACGCCACGCGAAGCCATCAAAGCCGCCAGGACGTTGATATATGCGTCCAGCATCAATTTGAAAGCCATCGCGCTGGCGGTCGAGCTCGAGCACAAAGCGTTACTCGACCGTGTCGCCAAGCTCGAGCAAGCCAGGGGGAAAGCATGACGTCCGACGCTTACGCCATTGCGAACCTGTTCCACCTCGAGCACCTCGAGGACATCGCCCTGGTCGTACACCCGCGGCCCGCGCCGACCAGGCCGCCCGTCACGATCGCGACCCCGCGCGGCGGCTGTCTTCGTTACGAGCACATCATCCGCCGGCTTGGTCTAACGGACCGGCAGGGAGCCCGGCTGCACACCGATCTATCGATCAACAGGACGTCGACCCCCGGACCAATTACAACGCGGAAGTCACGGTGACCGTTCTCGGTGCGGGCGGTCGCGACTTTGCAGCATCTATTTATAAAACCACCATGGCTTATCATCCCACGGCGGTTCAACCAGAGCACCGCAATTTTGGCAGACCATTTGACAATCTTTGAACTTGATGCCGCTTATGGTGCCGAAGTCGAAACAGGCGGAACATTTTGGGCAATAGTAAGGTCTATGTCGTCCCTTCCAGCGGTCGTTAATCGCGCAATTATACGCCCACCAGCTTTGCAGAAGCCGCCTCAACCACGCGTACCATAATACAATTGGCATAATTATAAAAACTGCAACTATTAACATTCCGTCGAATTCGCCAAGTTTGTCTTTCATAACTTCAACCAGCCGCAGGGTGCGGGGCGATGGAGACCGCCGGTCCGGGATCAGATCAACTCGACTAACACGTGGATTATCTCAACATTCTCGAGAGAATCAATCTGGGGTTCCGATAGTCGGGTAGCAGGGAAGATCACTGCGTCCTCGTCCCCCGAAGGCCCGCCCCCAAAGCCTAGTGCCTGCTATCTAATGTGAACATGATTTCAGATAGTGAACAGACTGCTGTACGGATTTCCGCCCGCGGGGGGGTACACTAGGCTGTTCAGTATCAGTAGACAACAGTTCACAGTCTTTGCCCTGGATGCGATTCCCCCGGTCCGTGTTCAGTAGGTGCACCGTGGAATTCTCTGTGTGACTTCGGTCGAAGTCGCAAAAATTCTTGGGAACCCGCTTGACTCGTCTCATGTCAACTGACATAATCATTGTGTTAGACGAGCGAACCCTGACACGGAGACGAGACCATGAACGAAGTCGCGATCAGTTTGAGAGTGTCGACCGACGACCAGGAATACGGTCTGCTGGCGCAAGAGGACGTGTGCCGCGCGTTCGCGACCCGTATGGGCTGGAAGGTGATCGGCGTCTTCAAAGATGAGGACGTTTCAGGCTCGCTCGGTCTGGAACACCGGCCCGGCATGATGGAAGCAATCGCCAGTTTGGGCAAGGGCGATGTTCTGCTGGTTGCCAAGCGCGACCGCATCGGACGCCTTGAGCCGATGGCGATGGCAATGATCGAGGCCGCGGTTCGACGTCGCGGATCCCGGATTGTCAGCGCGGCCGGCGAAGGGACCGAGAACGACGACCCGGCCAACGTGTTGATGCGGCGCATGATTGATGCGTTCGCCGAATACGAGCGGCTTATCATCATCGCCAGGACCAAGGCCGCGTTAAAGGCAAAGCGAACCCGCGCCGAGAAGACGGGTGGATCGATTCCCTATGGCTGGATGTTAGGCGAAGGGCGACCCGGACCGAAGGGCAAGACCGTCAAGACGCTGGTGCCGAATCCATCCGAGCAAGAAGTTATCGCCCTCATCCTCGAGCTGCGGAGCGCCGGCTTGACGTTAGAAGCGATCGCGCTAGAGTTGCGAGCGCGTGGGATTCAACGGCGAGAGGGCGCGACATGGGACCACGGATTCATTTGCCGTCTGTTGAAGAAAGCAGCGGCATAACGGCCAAGCTCGACCGGCTAGCTAGCCTGCTCCGGCGCCACCCACCGGACAGGCTCGCACTGTTTTGGAGCCGACACCATGCAGAGCGAGCTGATGGCCGACGTGATCCGGCGGACGATCCTGGAGAGGGGCTTATCGGTCCGTGACGTCGAGACGATGAGCGGCGTCGACTACGGCCGAATCCACAGGTTTATGAACAAGAAGCGTGACCTGACGCTGGCGACTGCGGACAAGATCGTCGCCGCGCTCGACCTGGTGCTGGTACCCCGGCAGGACGTCACGAAGAAGTGACGCCGCGTTTAGTGCCGCGCCGCGGCGGGATTTCCTTGAAGGCGAAGATGTGGCGACCGGTCGCAGGGTCAACAGCCCCGGTGTCGCGAAACCGACCGCGCGGCTGTCCGGGAATTTCCCCGCCGACGCTGGTGGTGTAGGGGGGATACTCGAGCGGAATCGCTTCGAGGCGATCGCCATTACGCAAGATGATTCTCATCGTGGGAGCCCTGCTATCGTGATGGTTCGCGAATCAGCACCTCTCTATCGATAGTGTTCGCTTGAACATCACAATGTCAACCCCCCTACTCCGCCGCCGGCAAACTGGCTCAAGCGCTGGGCGACGACTGAGGCCAGTAACGCTCGAGCAGGAAGCGGCGGCCACCCCGAAAACCGAGGCGACCGCCAC